CTGAACAGTGTTCTCGTCATATCCTTTCCATCCTGTAAGGTACTCTCTGTTACCAGGCATATCCTCAATTCTCTTCAATTCGTCTTGAGGTATATTTGGAAACTGCTTCTTAAGCTCTGGTATTGTTACGGCTTTTACTTCTCCGACATAGTATATGTCTTCAAAGTTAGGGTCTTCTGTATATGAATAAACTAAGTTCGCTGGGTCGCAGTATTCAACTTTTACACCATTAGCTTTGTTCCAGTTTGTTTTTACAGCACCTATCCCAAGAACAGTTAAATCGTAGTTAAATCTTTTCCTTACCTCGTCAAACTTATTTTTAGCCAATACTTGATTGATTGCTTCTTCCTCAGCAATTTCTATTGACTGCTTGTAATCCAACTGCATATGCAAAGAAAGCTCCTCTTTTGTTTGAGGCAACTCCTCTGGATTGCTAGTTTTAAACGCATCTATACCCAAAGACTCTTTTAGTTGCATTAATTGGTCTTTTACAACCATATCTCGCATTATAGATTCGGCATAGTCAGTCCTTTGTTTTACTGCCTCTGGGTCTTGTGCGTAAGCGTTTATCTCATACTTCTTTTCTGTTATTCCATTTGTAACAATGTCAACAAATTTAGAAACAACAGGTACAGGCTTCCAGTCCAAATTCAAATAAGACAGGTCGCCATTGATAGCTAGTTCATCTTTATATTTTTGAACAGGCTGCTCACCTCTTGCATAAAGCCTCAAGGTGTGGAAGTGGTTGTAATTAGTAGCGAACCTATTTCCATAACCACCTTGATTGAACCACTCAGACTCTATGGCTTGGGCAACTTGCCTGCCATACTCTGCGCTATTCTTTTCCTCATTGCTAACAACTTGGCTAGGAAATACGCTATTTGGATTTGCAACTACATTCATCTATTAATTATTTTTGAAGCATTCCCAGTATTATCATATCTTGCTAATCCTAGGTTTATATTCTTTCTTACTACTTTGTTTACAGGTGCATACCTGTTTCTATTACAAGCCATAATGGCTAATCCAGAACTTATTGACGCATCGTGCGCTGTCCTGTTGTTTATATTAAATCTTGCCCAATCTTCTAATGTTCTTTGGAAATACACATCCCCCATTTCATCGTCACCTAAAACACCTACCAACTCCTCTATGTATGTTTCTATTGCGGCAGCGTGTGCTTGCTTTATATCCTCACTTGAGTTTGGTATTCCTCCTATCTCCCTTTCGGTTGCCGATAGCTTGGTGTATGTCTTGTCTGGCCTATTCATTGAGAATCCTCTATAACCCCTATTTTTAAAGTGATATAAAAGTCTTGGCTTGTTGTTCTCTGCAAGTATTGGCATACCGTAAAAAACGCAAGCCATCAATATGTCTTCAAAAAATATCTCAGCAGTTTGAGGTCTTGCAATATATTCTAAAAAGAAATGATTGCTTGGTGCATCCTCCATACTAAACTTCGTTAGTCCGTGCGCTGAACCTTTTGAACCTCTTTTATCTACCGTTCCAGATATATCGTAAGGGTCACATCCGAATGCTCCTAAATGTTCATTACCTGGATACTTGGTTCCATTCTTAACTACGATTCTATTTTGCAAGCTAACAGGTGGAATCCAAGTTATATGAAACCTTCCTTTTGGGTTTGGCATAAACATAACCCTTGTGTCCTGAATACCATTCTCCCACTGAAAGTTTCCTCTTGTTATCAGAGAACTTGACCGCATACCTTCGTTGTGGTCTATCTGCTGATATATCTTTGTTAAGTTAAATATAGACTGCTTAGCTTCGTCTCTAAATGCGTGTTGCTCAGTTCTTGGAAACTGTCTATAAAACTCATTTAAACCATCTTGGTCGCCTTTAAGCCCCTCAACTTCATTATCCCAATACTCTATTACGCCTTGCTTAATAAATCCTCCATACGGGTCTTGAACTGGCTTTTCTGGCGTATCGAATACAGGTAGTCCATAAGAATCAATGTATCCTTCGTAATTCCATTCCATAGGTATGAACAAAGAGTATAGTCCAGAAGAAGTTTGTCCATTACTGTTTCTGTTCGTAACGTCTGATGCATAGTACAGTTTTTTGAAGTTATCCCCTCCTTTATCTAAAGCGTTAGACGTAGAACCCATCATACACTTACCTATTATTCTGCTACCTAATCTCAAACAGGTTTTTGTTACTCTCCAGTTATTAAGTATGTTGTTTGGTCTTTCCCACTTTCCAGACTCGTCGTGTACAAGTAACTTTAGTTTTTCTCCATCATAGGAGTTGTCACCTGTATTCTTCCAATCAATAGTAGTATCCAACCCTTTAATATCTTCTTGCTTTTCGTTAACGTCAAGTTTCCTTCTCGTAAACTTTGATGCTGGTACTCTATACGCAAGTTCAGTCTTGGGTCTGTCCATTCCATCTTGTATAGGTTTAAAGAAGAATGGGTAGTTGACTGAAATTGGTACAACCTTGTCGGTAAACATCTTTTTAGCATCAGGGCCTGACTTTGATAGTATTCCATATCTTGAGTCAACCGATATTGTAGCAAGATTGACTGTCTCTCCAGACGACATAAAGGAGAATCCACTCCGTCTATTTTTAAGGTAGCACATTCCAAAGCACCTTGAGTCAGCCTTGCAAGCCTCCCAGAATATATAGAAGAGTCTGTTTGCTTCCCTAAAGTCTGGCTGTCCAACGTCAATCTTTGACCATTGCAAGTACATATAATGAGAACCAGTAATGTAAGTAGGTTTGTCTTTATTAATAAACCAAAATCCGTTCTCCCTTCTTTTAAACTCTTCTTCAATGTAATCGTACCACTTTTCTTTAAACTCTTCTGGATATTCTTTCCAGTCAAATATTGTCTTTATTCTTTGAAGCTCCTTTGGATATTCTATCTGTTTCCATTTATTATCCTTGAACTTGTAAGTGTCAAATTCTTTTGGTAATGCAATCTTTAGGTTCTGTATTTCATACACCTCACCTATTTGACCAGTATTGCTAATTACAACTACATCAAACTCTTCATCGTAACCATACTTCCAAGACTTAGTCCTGTTCTTTTTCTTTATGGTGGAAGGCTTTATGTGGTCATCTAACACCCTATATAGGGTCTGGGCGTATGACTTACTTTGAGTTAGCTCTTCCTTCTGCAAAACCTTTAAATTCTTTTTTCTTTACTTCCTCTTTAGGCTTGTCATTCAAAATATCCTCTTCATCTTGGATGCGCTCAAGTATTTCAAATGCATCAAATATTGCAAGCTTTTTCGTAGCCGCCGCATTTTTTAATCTGTCAGCAGATATATCATCACCTGAATCTACTATAGCTTCTTCTGCAACTTTAATAAGCTCATCAACAGCTCTTCGCCCAGCTTGGATTATATTCTTTTTCGTTTCCTTTATATTCATAGGTAGCAACGATATTAATTAATTTCATACAATATAATAGTTCCCCATCTATAACAAACTCAAACTCTGATGTTGGCCTGAAGGAAACAAGGTCTCCTTCGTTCACACCAAGCTCAACCAGTCCTTTGTTACCATACTTCAAAACACCCATAAGTGGCTTCTCCTTTTCTAAAGAAAATATGCTATCGTTAAGTATTGGTTTTACAAAACAATAGTCGAGATGAGTTTTATTTTCTCCATACATATATATCTGCTCAGGGGAGCAAGCATACATATCTTCCTTTATAAAGCTTCTACTGTTTTTTTCATTACCTCTAATGTCGTAAAACCTTCTAAATACATTGTGGTGTACAACAACCTTGTCACCAACTTTTATATCAGTTTCTACAGCTAATGGCAATGCAACCACTTCTGCTAACTTGTTTACGCTTTTAAACTCCTCAAGCCTTGTGTTTACGATGAGGTCTACATCGTCAACTTTAACAGTATTATTGTATCGACCATTAATTGGTCTTACAATAAAATCGTGTACACTTCTCATTTAATACTCTAAATCGTACTCAACAGATATTGCCATATTGCAGTTAAACTTCTTCCAGGGCAATACCTCTTTACCTTTCACTATGTGAATGTTATAAGAACCGTCTTCCTCTTCAAATATAATATCAGATATTTGATGACCTCCATATACGTTTTGCCCTACTGAATAGTGCATAGCGTCATTCTTGTAATCAGAACCAATACTAATTTTTCTTATAACACTACTCATTACTCAACCACTTCTTCTTCAATCTCTGAGTATGTACCATCATCTAGATTGATGTTAACACGACCGTACTTCTTTTCTAGTTCGGTTTTTGTTTCTTCAACCTCTTTGTTTACATCTAAAAAAACCTGCATTACCTCATGTTTTCTTACTTCCAATGTTCCAAGGTCTTGTTTAATTTGAGCAAGCTTAGTTTGCTGTTCTCTAATTTGCTCCAACTCTTTGTCTTCTATTCTATTCATATTAAATTAAATTGTATTTCTATATACTTATAGTTACCTATGTTTTATTTTTTTTCTGAACTAGTGCCATAGTAGTATGCGAATATGTTGCTAATTACAACACCTTCAATCATACCCATTAAGTGAACAAATAAGTCATTATTTAAAACGCCCTCTTCGTAAACTACAGCATATATGACAAACACAAATGATAACAGACCTACAATACCTGTAAGAACCATCATTAAGTCTTTGTCACCAGTTTTTTTAACTTCAATCTCTCTATTTCTAGCAGATTCTCTGTCTTTAATTTCTAACTCATACATTTCTTTAGTTTGAGCTAAAGCCTCTTTCTTGTCTTCTGGGCTAATCTTTTCGTCTTTCTCTACAAGGTTTTTTACAATACCTAAAACACCTGCATCTGGCAGTAAGTCACCAGCTACATCTAATATATGTGGAGCAGTCTTACCTAAAAACTTACCTAACTTTGTATCTTTAAATTTTTTAGACATTGTATTTTTTATCTTTATATTTAGTTTTAGACTTCCTATAAGCCTCTGCTTCCCAAGGAGAGTTCTTAGGGCTGGCCATTGCCACACCCTTTGAACTCTTTGAATATGCCTTACCCTTCCAATAAATGTTCTTGTCATCATAATCTAAGTCACCTCGTGACATTTGATTAATGTGAACCATTTCGTGCCTTATGACTTCCTTGTGAAATTTAGGGTCAAGCTTTTCATTAAGAACAATAGTGCCATTCTTATTGCTTTGACCAAGAACACCATCACCTAAGTCTGCGTGATACACAGGCACAGGCTCCTTTCTGTATGGAGGGTTAGACAGTTTAAATGCCATTGTTACTTATAAGACTTTTTACCCATCATTGCAGCACCTCTGCCACCCATATGCTTGGAAATTTGACAACCTGCTTTCATCATAGGTTTATCATACCCGCCTTTCATCATAGGTTTGTCATACCCACCCTTCATCATAGGCTTTTCGTATCCACCCATCATAGGTTTTTCATAAGAACCTTTCATCATAGGTTTATCATAAGAACCCATAGAAGTTCCTGCCATATTAATCATACTTTTGTTTTTCATTTTTATATATGTTTATTGTTCACCACTTAACTTTTTTACAATCTATTAGCACTCCCACGCTTTTCTTGACCAAAAATTTGCACTTAGCTTATTATTTTTTCCTTTAATACCACCACTTCTAGCACAATAACTTTTTTTACGCTTAGGGTTGTTTTTTTTAATTTTCATATTAGGGTCGCCAAAGTGCAGTAATTTTTCTTTACCATTAGCACAAGCCTTAACCATTTTAGTCTTGTTTTTCTTAGGAGACTTTACAGGCTTATTACAAGCCATATCTTTTTTACTTACCCTCTTAGCCATTATATAGTGTATATATTGTTCTACCTTTATCCTTATAAGCCTTTAAGCAAATACCTCTATTTT